TCCTCCGATGCCGACGTTGCCAGATGTATCAATATACACCCTGTCCACTCCGGCTGTCCCAAAATTCAGCGAGGAACCCGTACCCCTAGCGTGTAACTTGCCGACGCCAGCGTCATTAATCCACATCCCGATTCCGTCAGTGTCGGTGGTGGAATACGTGTCGTTGCCGACCATTAGTGAATATGGGCTGTCATCGTCTGCCGTTACCTTGAGGAGAACGCTATCACTCGTGCCTCCATCTTCAATTTCAAGTCTTGCGTTGGGGCTGGCGGTTCCGATGCCCAACCTGAAATTCGTCGCATCCCAGAAAAGTTTATCGTTGTCCTGCGACAACTGGTTGGACGAGTTCACGAACAGGACTGACCCTGCTGTACTGCTTCCAATTGTGGTGTTGTCTATGGTTACTGTGGCAGTCGCAGTTTGCCATGAACAGGTTCCGTCGCCGTCTTCCCTTAAAAACTTTGTGCCTCCGGTTTCTCCCGTGGACTTTACCTCTGTGCCTTCAAGATCAATGTAAGTCCCGTCAACCGCAGTTCCCTGCCAGACACCAGTGCCAATCGTTCCAAGAGCCGTGATCTGGGTTTGGGATGCCTCCACATTCAGCGTGACAGTTCCCGATGTTCCGCCACCGGACAATCCTGTGCCAGCCGTTACCCCCGTAATATCGCCTGTCTCCGGTGTGTACCATTCCAAGGTTCCCGAACCATCAGAAGTTCTCAACGCCTGACCACTGCCACCAACAGCAGCAGGAACCGTGAGCGTGTAAGTCGTAACAGTTGCCGGGGTTCCAATCCCAAAGTATTCGCCGCCAGCATCATCTTCCAGTCGCAAGTCACCTGACATCGTGGTGATGCCAGCAACATTCAGTGTTCCAGTGGACTTGATTCCTGCTGTGCTTACCTGAAGAGCAAAGGTGTTTCCCGCATTGCCGTCAGTCAACGCAACCAATGTTGACCCGTCACCACCACCCGATGGCAGTGCAAGGAGTTGGTCATACGAACTCGCAATAGTACTTCCCGTTAAATCAGCCATCTAAATCCCCCATGCTCTTTTAATCTGTTTGGTGGAGAAGAGGGACTTCTTCAGGAACCTTGATCCCTCATTGCACTCCAACTTGTAATACCCGTCCTTAACCTGATCCTTCTGCGGAGGTAACCCAACAGCAACACCTGTCATCGCAAACCCCTGTGGGGCTGTTACCTTGGTGTAGACAACACCATCCACCTTAACGGTTTTCCGATTCCTCGGAACAAGCCGCTCGATGGTGTCGCCCTCGCTGTTCTCGAACTCGAAGAGAGGCATTACAGCCCCATCTCCTCATCCTGCGCCGCTGCCGCTGCCATAAGCTCTTCTTCCATGCCAGCCATCTCGTCCATCTCAGCAGCTTCTTCATCAAGTTCAGCTTCTGCCTCAACATACTCAATAGGCTGACCGCCAGCGGTCGTAAGTTCAACGTGCGCTGTCCCGTCCTCGTTAATCCCAACGACTTCACCTTCAACCGTTTCGAGAACTACAACGTCCCCAACTTCCGGGGCGACTTCCGCGCCGTCTTCCAGCTCAGACACTAATGCGTCCAGTGGTAATTTAATCATTTCGCAACCTTTGTCTTGTTTATCTGAATCACCGTGGTGAGGGGGTTTCCCCCCTCCCACGGATATAATAAGGGTTAATCCACCTTTAGGTTTCATAACTTGATTTTACTTTACGCAGTCGAAGCTGTCTTGCTTCGCATGATAACGTAGTAGTTCGTGTTCTGCCTCAGAGCAGTCCAGAAAACCTTGAAACCAGCAGTAATCAGCATGTTAAGAGGATCGCTCTTATCGGCTGCATCTGTGATTATGATTTTCGGGCTGAACGGAGACTGACTACTCAGTTCCGGTATTCCGTATGCTCCGTCACCCAAGAACAGGGAGACATGAACGTCCTTCGTATTTCCGGTTCCACCACCAGCCGCAGCATCATAGATGAAGCGGTCAGCGTCAGTTCCAAGTGCGTCAGCAGTAATGAAGGCGTTCGTTGTAGTCACGAATTTCGCTCCGTACAAACGTCCCACTTCGCCCTTGTACAACTCTTCTACATTGCTGTATTGAGCTGCATTGAGCCATTCATTTACCTGCATAACGTCACTCAATACTTGAGGACTGCAAACGGCGGCATAGTTGCCACCCTTGGTTGGTTGTGCGCGGTTAACCTTTAGCTGGGTAACAGCATTCAGAACAGCCGCAGCGTCCAGCGTATTGCCGCTGGTGGTAGACTCGAAGGTCGAGTATTCCGTTGATCCGGTTGTTTGCTTCGTGCCGTCCGCATAGATTTCAGTGAGTGAATCACCGTTATCAAGGTTCACCGATGGGTCAGCGTTATATCCGCCTTCCATCGCAGTCGCACCTGAGTTCACGTTATCGCCCACATTGGAACCAACCAATATGTTGCGCGTGATGTTGTCCATGTCGATGGCGGCATCCTGTCCGTTAATCTTGACGCTCTGTTGCAGCGAATTAAATAAATCCGTTGCATTTAGAACATCCGATAACTTGACGATCTGGCCACGTTGAATCAGCGTCTTGCTGATCTTGGTCAACGCAATCGACCTTTCACCCACAGTCGAAGTATCACCTTCAGTGAGTGTGTTAATGTCTGTCGCCTTGGGAGTATCCCAACGAAACATGGAGATGGCTTTATGACCCGACTTCGGTGGAAGTGGAGTCTTTGAGCCGAACTGATCCAGTACCAGTGCTTGTACAGCGTAGGTCAGTAATTTCTTACTGAAGTAATTTTGATACTGGTTGGATAGTGTAGCACTTGTATTCGTTGCCATAACTAATTATTCCTTCCGTCAGTATCCAGACTGACCACAACTATGAAACCGGATTACATCTCGTTATCAAGGTGCATGGCGGCATCAAGCAGGTATTGCTCCTGCGCCTCCATGTCCATATCCTCAAAACTTCTTGCTCCATCCAATTTCTCTGCCGTGAATCCGCCTTGTACCGACGTTTTCTTTTCCAGTTTATTGTATTTTTTCTGTAGCTCATCGAACTTAGCAGCAGCCTCCTTGGTGTTGCCCGACTCTAAAGCCAGCTTTGCCATCTGTACTGACAAGTCCAACCCATCAGGGCCGGAAGTCAGTGACGGAAATTGCTGAAGCAAAGACATCGCCTTCTGGGTTATGGGTTTGTTGTTGTCTCTCAAGTCCGGGTTGTTCGCCATCAATTCTTGACGCTTCGCTTCCCAAGCCTGATCGCGCTCGGCTTTGAAGGAGTTGATCTTTGCCTGTTCGCTCGCCGCTTTAAGCTCTTCAGCTTGCTTGCGAGCGTCCTTGGCGCGACCCGTGTCTCCCTCTTCTTCGAGCCTTACAGCCGCATCCTCATAATCCTCGGCAGTAAACCCGTCCTCATCACGATACCCATTTTGTGCAGCTAGTTGCTGGCGTTGGATTTCCAACTCCTGCATCTGCTTCTTTAAAAAGGCAGCGTCCTGCTTGTTCTGTTCCTTGGCCTCGTTTACACCAGCCCAAGTCTTGTTCAAGCGAGCCTGATTCTTGGCATACTTGCTCTGCTTTTTCTCGTCGGCAACCTCTTCAGGCTGCTCCTCTGTCAATGAACTACTGTTTCCAGTGTCTTGATCCGGAGGTGGCGATTCCTCGACTTCCTCTTGTTGCGGCTCCGGTGGAGTCTCCTCCGTTTCCGGTTCCGGTTCGGGAAGTATTTCTACTTCCGGTTGTTCCCCCGCTTCAACAGAAGCATCATACTCCTGTGCAGCGGCCAACAGTTGGTCGGCGGTTATATCGCCAGTTTCCTCTGCCATCAAACACTCCTTTGTTTTTGAATGCTGTCCTCGTCCTGCCCCCGCATCCAAAGGGGCAAGCCGTGCTGTGGGGTCTTAACTCAACGGACGCTCGACCCCAAACGCATCCGTTGTAAATTCTTCCATTGGCTCTACTTCCCGTGCCAATGCTTCCAGTGTATGCACTGCCGTTCTCATCCCATTGGCATATCCAGCTTCTATTTGCAAGTTCTTTTTATCGCACTGCATAACTACGTGGGAGTTTTGCCGTAAAACCATGTTCAATAATATGGCCCTGAGCTTTGTCCCCGATGTTCCAGTAAGGAATTGTCTCAGCGCATTTGCGTCTGAAGTGTCCCAACCGGGGTCTTCCACCCAAGGGAGTGTACTAGATAGACGCCAAGCGATGCTAATAAACTTAAAGAATCTCATTAAAAGTCTCCCTGCTGCACCACTGCTTCCGTCTCCTCAATGGCTTGAGCTTCCGGTTCGGGAACCTGTCCGGTCATCGCTTGAATCTCCATCTGGTTCTGTTCCTCCTTACTCGGCATGAAACCAAGCTGCACAAGATACTCCTCAACATCCTTCCGCAATGCTCTCGCGTTATTGGTGTCCAGTTCCTCGTAGGCATTTAGGAGTTCGCCCAGTCTTGAGCTGATGGCTTGCTGCCCTTGTGGGCTAACCTGCATACCGCTCTGTCTGGACTTCTCAAGGAACTGCATAATCACCCCGATCCTTACCCGATAATCCTGTCCACCTTCCAGCGGAATCATCTCGCCAATCAACAGCGCAGGAATAATCTTCTTCTCATCAGAAACCTCGTTGCCCTCCTTCTCGTTCGGGTCTTGCACCAACCTCGGAATCAGGGACGGGTCTTCCAGTTCAAGAATGCTCTTGTCCAGCTCAACCTGATTGATCCAAGGCGAGTTCATAAAAAGCTCCTTCCTTTGCACAGCCTTGTTCAGCAGCATCGCCTTGCTAATCATGTCCATGCCGCCACGAGGCTCAATCTGGTACTCGTCATGCAACGCAACCGGATCAACCGTTAAGCTGTCCTCAAGGAAACGATACTGTAAATCCTCTCCATCAAACTGAACCAGAAGCTCCCATGCCTGACGGTATAACGTCCCCAATGCCTGACGGAAAAGTCGCAACCGCAAATCCATGTTTTGCTGTGCTTGGGCATTTATGGACTCAATCTCGGTGGCCGTCCTGCGGTCACTCGAACTCATCATCTGGTTGATGCCGTAATCCGGAACCGTAACACGGTTCTCCGCTACTGACTGCGTTAACTGCAATTCCTTGTCAAAGTCTATCGGAGGTTGCGGCATGGCTACGGGCGCAATTCCGAAAGGTAAAATCTGTCCGGGCTTCATTCTCAGGTTGACTGAGTTTGGTAAATCCCGTTCCGCCCTGAAGAGCGGCTGGTTGAAGAGCGTTCCGCAATCCATACGCTCGTTCCAAACCTTGTTCAAGCTCGCCTCAAATGCACCAAGCATCTCGCACACGCCACGGGGGCTGTACCATCCGCCATCCGTGATCTCGTACTCACACGAAACAAATGGAGGTTGACCATGATCGTAGGGAACCTCCATCGTGTCACGCAACTTGATGTCCGGTGACTGCGGGGAGAAAGTTTCAACCTCCCATGTTCCATCCTTTTCTTTCCGGTTATAAACTTCCCAGACAATCACCTGATCCTTGTCAGGACTGTACGTCAATCCCTCACGTATCTCGCGCTTGTTGCGTAGGTCATTACTAATGCCCTCGTCCTCTGACATCCCACCGCGAATCTGGTCAACGATCTTCTTCGAGTCCTTGTAAATTCCAGCACGCTTATAGGCTGCGAGGCTCATGGGCAGGACATGAGTAAACCTGTCCGCGCTATCCATGCCTTTTGTCCAAGGCGGAACGATGACGTACATCGGGTCAACCGCCTGAAACTCAACACGCTTCTTGTCCGGGTTCCAAAACACCTTCATCACACCGCGCCCACCCATAAGCATATGGTCGATCCAACTCATCACCTCCGGTGCGTAGTTGCTCTTCTCATGTAGCTTGTAGGAAAACCATTGCTCCGCAGCCGAGGTAAAACCTGCAAGCTGGGAGCGCATGGGTACGAACGTAGCCAACACCTCAAGACCCATCGCTTGCTGAAAGAAACCCGGTTTCAGCTTGTTGATGGTTGTGTCTATGAGGGGGAAGTGTGTATCAGCAGCATTCGGCCACGGCTTATGTTTCCGCCGCAATCCGTTATTCCGCATCTGATACCACAAGCCCTGCCGCGTCTCCCATTGGACACGCGACTTGATGTCGTCCAGTACCTCGGTGTAAAGCTCTTCGCTCATTTACGTAATCCATACTTCTTGCCGCCCGCTGCCTTGCGTGGGGCAGATGCCATCTTGCGGCGACCAGCCTTGGTAACTTTACGCTTTAGGCTTTTACGCGCTCCGCGTCTTGCTCCGAGTGATTCGTCTTGCCGTGCCTTGTATCCCTGCTTTTTTGCTGCCATTGGTTTTACCTTTTGTTGATGTTGATTCCTGTTCCCATTTTTTTGCCATTGCTGGCTTGTTAGCGTGCATCCACCTTCTCTGCTTCTTACTCTTAAACGGCATTATCTGCCCCTTCCACGGTTTCGACCACGCGGGGCAACTTTCCCTGCTTTAAGGTCTTCCTTGGTTGGCACAGTAAATCCTTGTGGCGTGACTTCTCCCGCCTTGGTCTTTGGTTGCTTCTCCTTCTTTGCCATTATCTGTCCTCCCAGTCAGGGAACTCGTTCGGGTAAGGATGCCTGACTCCCATCCCCATCCATGCAACCCTCATCAACATCTCCGCACTCAATGCGTGACCAATGCACCCATCACATATGACGCCGCTGGTCGCCCGATCTTCAGCAACAATGGAACCCAACTCATCACAGATGGAACACTCCGTCAACCGTGAATCGGTTGGGCCAATACTTGATTTCGCAATTGCAACCGCCATATCAATATCCCATGAACATCCCCTGCGGCAGGGCGTCCTGCTCAAAATTCCTCTGGGCGTCCTCCATGATGTCGTCAAGCGAGGGACGGGTAATGGCGTTGAAATGCTCCCAGCTTCCCCCGATGCCGCCCCCACAAGCAATGCAACCCATCACCGCGTCCGCCCTGTCGGGGCTGTCCAAACCTCTCGCCTTCATGGAGTCCTTACGCTCCAACCCTAACTTACCCGTTCGGCTAACCTCCGCACGCCTTGTCACCATCTGCTGGTGTAACATCTGGTCGTCCGGTAAAATTATCTCACGCTTCTCTACAACCCGTGCAGCCGTGTGCCACATCTCCGCACTCCGGTTCGCGTAGCGGTCATCAAACGGCTTCGCACCGAAGTTAACCCTGTGTATGTCATACCCCGCATCCATCAACGCATCGCACAATGGCAAACCCAGTCCCCCTTCATCAGCATAAATCTCGTCCTGAGTCAAGTTATGTTTTTTGATTAGATTGATTATCTTGCCAATAGTGGTGTTCGTATTCTTCTCCCGCCAGCAAACCATGTCCATGATCTTGTTGCCTTGGCGCATGGCAAACACACATTCATCACCGCCAGCAGCAAAGTCTATGAAGGCAACACGCATACCCAGTTCCAGCTCAGGCGGGTTCTGCAAACACTCCTCCAAACTCTTCAGGTTCAAGACCAACCCGTCCGCACTGTCATCAACGAACTCACCGTAGATCATTGACCGCACCAAGGGACTGTTCTCACCGTACAACTCTATCTGCGATTCAATCCATTCCTTTGTCAGGTGTGGACAGTCATAAGCCGTAACAGTGTGGCACTTCCAAAACTTCCGCTTCTTGGTAAACGATTCGTAGAACTCGCCAGCAGACGCGCCGGGACTTGACATCACCAGCAGTCGGCTCGGCTGACATCTGGCTATGGCTGTGAAGATGGAATCTGGGACGGTCTTCGCCTCATCAACGATCATCAACAGATTCTCCGTTGGCCCCTGCCTGTGCCAACCCTCGAACTTTCCGGGGTCGTTCGTGCTAAACCCAATCGCCCTTGACCCGTTCGCGTAATGCAGTTCATTACTCGTAATCCTCCATCCCTGTCCCAAACCCCCAACAAACTTTCTCAACGTAGGCCAGAGCTGCCCCTCGACCTGACGCCAGACACCCGCAGTCGTCACAACCAGACTATCCGGAAATCTAACCATGTGCCACAGGATCGCACTCGCCGCAACCACACTCGTCTTGCCACTGCCGTTGGCGGCTTTTAAGGCAACGCGACTCTCCTTCTCATTCAAGTCCGTCAACACCTTGCGTTGCCAATCATAAGCATTTAGCTGGATGAAGGTCTTGGGAAAGTTTTCGAGTAGGCTGGCTTCCTCCAGTGCGTCGTGATCTTTCGCGATGCGCTCAAGTGCCGCCCGCGATTTCCTTTCATTGGGTGAAAGTATCAGGGAAGGTGTAGGAGCCTTCTTGACCTTCGTGGTCGGCAAAACCACGTCGAACTTCCCAGCTTTTGGCTTGGGGCCAGTCCGCTTTATCTTGGGCTGCTTCTTCAGCAGCTTCACCCGACTTCACC